GCCACGTCGGTGCGGCGGCCTTCGAGATCGAGCGTGAACGTGCCCGGTTCGTTGCCGGGTACCAGGTCGATGCGGGTGAGGCGTATGCGCGGTTCCCAGCGCATCAGTGCGGTCGCGGTCGCGCCGTAGAGCTTCATGCGCGTGGCGCCGTTGAATGGTTGGTCGATCAGCTCCGGGATCAGCGACCCGTAGTCGCGGCGCATGACGCGCGTGCCGATCGGCGTGGTGAGGATGTCGGCGATCGACTGGCGCAGGTGCTCGACGCCTTCGATCGCGCGTCCCGTGGTGGCGTTCATGCCCTTCACTGCGGCGGCCCCGAAACCGCGCCGCCGGCCATCACGCCGAGGTGCTTGTGGCCCTTCAGGCTCTTGCCGCCGCCGACCACGTCGGTCTGCGCGGTGAGCGTCTGGCTGACGCCGGCGTCGCCGTTGGTCTGGGTGTTGCCGTTGAAGGTGCTCTCGCCGTTGACGGTGAGCGGGCCGTTGATGGTTACGCCGCCGTCCGCGGTGATTTCCGCGGTCCCGCCGCCCGGCAAGGTTGCCTTGAGCGCGTGCGCGGCGTGGTCGTACTCGACCAGCGCGCCATCGGGGAAGCGCACCAGGTGCTTGGCGTCGTCGCTGGCGGGCGCGGGGAACGCATCGGAATAGACGCCGCGCAGGAACACGGCGCCGTGCGTGTCGCCGCCTGGGCAGAGCAGCACGCCCTGCTCGCCGGCAACCGGTGCCGACCACTCGATGGTGTCACCGGCGCGCGGCACGAACCACGGCACGAAATCGGTCTTTACCTCGCCGGTATCAATGCGGCAACGCGCGGCAGCGAGATCCACCTCGGCGACGGTGCCGAGGCGGATCGCGTTGCCAAGCTGGCGTTGAAGTTCGGAGACGGCGTGCATAGCGCCATCGTCGCGGGCATCTCGCGCGCGCGCATTGCGTGCGGCGTGTTGCGCACGCTCCTACACGTCACGCCGGACTTAGACCCAGCCGTTCACGGCGAGATAGGTCGTGATCGTCGTGTCGCTGACGATGCCGGCGTCGCCCTGTCCGGCGCGCGCGATGAGGATGCGGACGCGCGCATAGCCTTCCTTGGATTGGGCCGACGCGGCCGGAACACTGAGCGTACGGCCGACGCTCGTGCCCGCGTTAACGTATCCCGTGTCCTGGTAACCGCCGGTGGATGATCCGCTGGTGTCCTCGGCGATCATGCGCACATCGTAGCCTGCGGCCCACGACGATTCCCACGTTCCCGACGCCAGCTGCGCATTGCCGTTGCGGTCGCCGCGCAGCACGACGTAGGTGCCGTTGTTGTAGAGGATCACCGAGAGGTTGACGAACGCCGAGCCGGATTGGTTCGTCGGCGCCGAATAGCCCGCACTGAAGTGCTGGCCATTGATTGGCAGCGCGTAGCGGGCCGTGCCCTTTGCAGCCCAGAGGTTCGAGACATCGACGCCATCCTGCCGATATCCAACGTCCGCCCGCTTGCTGCCGTACTTCAGCGCTGCGTAGCGCAGCGGCGCGCCACCGGCGGCGCGGAGGTTGGGTACCGAAGGCCCGTCTCCCTTCACGTCCGGGTCGAACAGGTCATCAAAGTCCCATCCACCGGATCGGAACCCGGCCACGTCAGCGGCCCGCCTTCAACGCGGTTACCTCTGCACGCAACTCGTCGACCAGGTCCGCGAGCTGCGCGATTGCGCGATACGCCGGGGGCATCACCTGATCGAGCTTGATGGTCGGCACCTCCTCGCCGTTGAATTCCACGCCGTGTGCATTGACGGCCTCCGGCATGATTTCCATGAACTGCTCTGCGTCGAAGAATAGCCGCTGGCGATCGTCATCGACGTACTCGCGCTTGTAGCGACCGATCAGCGTCGCGATTCTGCGGACCTCGGCGAGACCGTACGGCATCGGGCCATCCACGTCCTTCAGCTTGCGCGATGAGCCGAAATCGAATCCGCCACCCGTCAGCAGCGCGCCACCGGGCATGACGTAGCGACCACCATCCCAATGCAGGTACCGGTCGCCGCCATTGAGGAAGATCACGCCAGTGCCGTTACCACGATTCGCGTAGATGTCCGCGAAGGCGACATTGGCGTTCAGCGTTGCCTTGGTGTTCGGGTTGAAGTTGCCCGAGGTCCAGACGTTGTTGCCGTTGACTGACAGCGTCTTGGTCGCTTTGTCGAGCGAGAACCCATGTCCCTTGGAGGGCGAGAAGATTCCGAGGCTGCCGCTGTTGGAGTACAGGTACCAGTCGTCGACCCCGAACGTGATGCTGTTCTCGCCGCCGTAGCCCGCGGCGACTTTCACGCTGCTGCCGGTGAACTGCGGGTTGTTCAGCGGCGCCTTGGCGTTCGGATCGAAGTTGCCCGCATGCCAGACGCCATAGCCGTTCCACGACAGCACGTCGGCGTAGAGGACAAGACCGCCTTGCGCGGCTGTGCCGTCAGCGTTGTAGCGGCGAAGCTGGACCGTGTCGTTGCTTCGGTCCCAGTACACGAGCCCGCGATTGCGACCATTTTCATCGCGAAGCCAGTAGTGCGCATTTCCGGTGGGGGACGATTGAACATAGGCGGATCCGCCCAACACCTGCAGCACGCCCTGCGCCTGCACGGTGCCGGTGAAGTTCGGATTCTGCGTCGGCGCTTTCGCGTCGAGCGACGCCTGCAGGTTCGCCGTTTGCGAGATGGGCAACTGCGGCAGGCGCGCCAAATCGAAAGTGCCACTGACGATGTCTGCGGCCGCGTGCGTGTGCGCATCCGGCGGCATCGTTGCCGGCTTGCCCGTCACTTCCAACCAGCTCGGCCAGCGCGTGGCGGTAGCGGGTACGCCGGTCAGTTCGGCCCATGGGTGCGTGTGCGCTGACGGCGCGAACGTCGCCGGTTTGCCAGTGAGATTCGCCCAGGCGAGATACCAGCTACCTTCCTGCCCATCGAGCTTGTCTGCGTCCAGTCCTTTGCCGGCGCCTTCGTCGCGCAGTGACGCGCTGCCCAGGCCGATCGCGACGCGAATAGCCGCTGCGGTCGCCAAGGCCAGCAAGCCCTTCACGAAGCCGCTGGGCGCGCCCTCGCCGAAGCGGCCGTCCAGCGCCGCTTTCATGCCTGCCGGCGTCACGGCGCGCGAGGTGTCTGTGCCGGCGATCGACTCCGCGGCTTCAGCCAGCTCCACGACGCCTGGCACGGTGGTCGTCGCAGGCGGGTTCAGCCATTCGGCATTGCCGAAGGTGATGCTGGTCGCGTTGATCTGCGTGAAGCGCAGATCGCACTGCAACAGCAGCATCGCCGCTGCGGCCTTCTGCATGATGTAGTCGGGCGTTTCCCCGCTGTGGCTGTAGACGGCGAACAGCGTGCCGTCACTGAGGTAGAGCCCGAAGCCGCGCAGCGTGTAGCTGTCCGCGCTGTCGTCGCGGATGGTGATGTGGATCGTGTCATTCGCCACGGCCGCGCCGGCGAGCGTGCTGAGGCGCTTCAGCTCGCCCGGTAGCGCGGTCGCGGCCGTCGCGCTGAACACCTGGTCGGTGAGCCCCACGTGCGAGATCAGCACCGGCGCGGTGCCGGTGTTCTCGGCGTTGATGATCGCGGCGATGCCCGCCGCCGTGACGTTTAGCTGCAGTGCGCTCATGGAGATTCCTGTGATTCGACGGCCTGCAGCTGGAGGCGGCGGCAGACGGCAACGCGACCGCCGGCGACGACGCCGATGCCGGCGGCGGCCTGCAGGCCTTGGGTGAACGTGAAGTGCGACCGGACGGGCTTGGTACGCGAGACTTCGCCGATCACGTCGTCGACGAACTGCGCCGTCGCGGTTTCGCCGCCTTCGCCCGCGAGCGTGAGGAGCATTTCGAACGTGTGCGGTTCGCCGGGCGGATCCAGCTGCCACCATTCGCGCAGCTGCACGGAGCCGCCGAACGCCGCCACGACGGAGCGCACGCTTGCCGCGGTGCCCTTGCTGCGCTGGATCGCGATGGCGGCGCGCAGGCGCGCTCGCTTGATGTGTTCGGGCCAGTAGGGTTTCCACGCGTCGATCGACAACGCCCACGCCAGCCACGGGAGCAAGTCGGCGGGGCAGGTGTCCGGATTCCACAGATCACGCAGCGGCGTCGGCACGTCGCCGATGCGCGCCGTCGCGCCTTCGAACGCGCGTTCCAACGGCGAGGCGTTGGGCGGCAGCAGGCTACTCATCGACGCCGCCGGCGATGATGTTGATCCCGGTGCACCACGACGCTTGCGTGCGATCGATCACCAGGCCTTCGACCGGTGAGGCGATCTCCACACGCTGCACGCCTTCGGAGTGCAGCACTGAGTAGATGCCCGACAACGGCACGTCGCGGCCGAGGCGATGCGAGTCGGTGATGTAGCGCTCCAAGCGCTTCTGCGACTCGGCGAGGACCAGCGCGGCGTCGGGTCCAGCGTAGGTGTAGACCGTCGCTTCGACGGCATAGGGCACTATGGTGGCGCCGCGCACCGTGACGTGGTCGGTGAGCGGGCGCACGGCATCGTCGGCAAGCTTCGCGGCCACCGCGTCGATCAACGCCTGGCTCGGCGTCCCGTCGCCGGCGCGCGCGAGCACGGTTACGACGACTTCACCGGGAGACGGGCTCGTCGCGGACGCGTCGAGCACGCCCGAATCGGCGCTGAGCGCGTGGAAGACGTACGCGCCCTCGGGCCCGGCAACGCTGAAACCTTCCGGCGCGAGCTGGATGCGACGACGGAACTCCGCGTCGCTCTCCATCGTCGGCGGGATGCTTTGCTCGGGCACGCCGGGCGCGAGCTGCAGGCGGGCCACACCGAGCAGTGCGCCGAGCTGGTCCAGGTCCGAACCAACGGCGTAGGCGAGCATCACGGCGCGTGCCGCTTCGTTGCAGCGCTGGCGCAGGTTCATTTCGCGGTACGCGGCGACCTGCAGGCCTTTGAACAGCGGATCCGATTCGGTGAGCGCGTCGATCTCGGGCGCGAGCTCGCGCAGCTTCGCGACCATCTGGGCATAGATGACTTCGAAGTCGAGCTGTTCG